CACTGGCACATTTGATCGGTTGAATGAGGAACTTAAGGGTATAGCTGCGTCATTTGCAGCCTGTAACGATAATCCTCTTGTTCCAGATAACAAATTTCCGCCAGCACTACTTGCGACTGCGCCACTAGCAGAACTTGCAACAGAACCACCCACAGAGCCAAAAAGCCCACTAAATAAACTGCCTAAACCTTTTATTGCGTTTAAAGCTTCTGCTTCTATGCCCATTCTTATCATGTCAGATATTATTGAAGAAGCCATCTGTTTAAACGCCTGACTCGCAGTTAAAGTTCCTGTGACAAGTCCAGACATGCTATCAGCGAAACTAGACGCTAAATCATTAGATAAATTGTTTAATGATTTATATAAATTTATCATGCTTTTATCTTTTGCTATTGTATTTAAAGACTTTTGCGAAGCTTCAACTTTATTTCCATTACTGGCAGCGGTATTCATTTCTGCAGCTGCCATAGCTATGTCATCTTTTAATTTTTGATAGGATGAACCTAAATTAATAATATCAGTATTTGAATCAGATATTTCCGAAGAAGTTCTAATGAACTCTTTTATTTGTTGATTAGCTTCGTTAATGCCAGCCAGTTTAAAAGTTTGTCCAGACGTTAATGAAGCATCACTTTTAATTTTTTGCATCATAGGGCTAATACCTAACAATTGCTGTCGAACAGTTTCTAACTGTTTAAGATAAGTCACATAATTATTAGATGTTTCAGCCACTGTTTCTTTCTGACCTTTCATCACAGATAATGATTTTTTAGACGTATCAGCAATTGCCAATGCTGATACTGCAACCCTGTTTAACTCAGAGTCCAGCTGCTTATTTATGCTTATTTCTTTTGTTGTGTTTTCAACTGCCTGTACTGTACTATCTATCTTGCCTTTATTAGAAATAGATTTGAAAACATCAGAATCAGTCCCCAATAATGGTTCTGTTTTTTTCAATGTACCATCACCTAAACCGAATTGAGTGTTATTTGCTCTATCAGCTATATGCAAAAAACTCTGCAACTCTTTTTTTGCAGGGATTATTCCAGAAACAAACTTGGAAAAATCCATTTCCCTAATGGACTCTGAAAAATTCTTTACTGTTTGTTCTCCACTTTTTAAACTTTTAAATAACCCACTTATACCATCCATAACCCCTGTTAAACTGTCTGCAAAGCTATTAACTCCTGTGCTTTCTTGCAGTAAAGAATCCATAGACCCAACTAACTTATCAAAAGAGTTACTTAATCTAACAACCCCTTGGGCGTTTGTTCTTTGCATACTACTTTGCATGTTATCTAATTCAGGTGCTATGTCTAACAAGGCCTCAAAAAATTGCCTACTGGATATTTTACCCTCAAGCATTTGTGCCCGCATCGTTTCAGTTCCACCTGAAGCATCAAGAAAAAACTTTTTAAGTTTACTACCCAATGCTGGGAAATCTGTAATCACTGAATTGTACTCTTGAGCTTGCAAAGTACCCTTTTCAAATACTTGCCCCAACTGTATTATTCCTCCCCTGGCTTGTTGTGCGGTGGTTCCAGATTGAGATATACCTTCAGTTATAGCTTGAGTCACAGCCAATAAGTCTTTTTGTGAAGCGCCAAGTTCACCCATATTCAAAGCTAATGCTCTATAAGTATCAGAAGTACCTTCCAAACTTGTGCTAGTTCTTTGTGCTATTGCAAATAACTTATCTTGCACATCTATTAAATTTGTACCTGCTTCACTAGAAGCTTTAATTGTGTTGGCATATGTTGTCCATCCATCAGCTGCTTTAAGTATCTCTACAGTACCCAAACCTATGCCTAAAAACCCAAGACTTGATTTTAATAAACCTAACGAATTAGAGGCGACTTTGCTCTTATCGCCCATATCTTTTATTTGTTTACTAGTATTACTCGCACCTTTAGTCTGCAAATCTATAAAAACGCTGTAGCTAGTTGCCATTTTCTAAATCCTCTTTTTTAAAATCAAACTTAGTATGGGCTAATGCTATTTTGTACACGCCGATAGGCGCTTGCTTAGAGCCACCATTTTCTAAATTTTCTGAATAGTCTAAATTATTTTGTATAAAAATACGGTTATCTCTTGTAGATTTATAAGACTTGACCTTATTTGTAGCTAAGTTTATAACCTCTCCTGGACCTTTAACCTGTGACTCATCATTAGACTTTTGATTTATAGATACATGATGATTCGACCGGTATAGAGTTGTGTCTATTGGAGACAAGTCTGTGATTGATGCCACATTTTCTACAACATAATTTTTTACTGATTTATCAAAAGCTTTTATGATATTTAATGATAGTTTGTCCATCGCATTTGGAAGCTGTGAAATAGATATATTTATGTTAGGCATGGGTGTTGCCTGTAGTTACCACGGCTCTTGCTTTTTGTTCTGATAAATATTTATCGTATACAAGTTCAAGTTTTCGGATACAATTTAAATATATATTGAACTCGTCCATATCTTTTAAGCCTTGAATTTGAAAATATATATAAATATCATTATATGTTATTCTACCACTATATGATATTGCAGGATATAATTCATAAAAAGCTTTTATTATAAAATCAATAAAACTTTTATCAACTAGTTCTAAAGTGTGTAAGTTAATTTCTGCTTGTACGCCTTTAGCTTTCAAATGGTTTTTTATTATCGTATCTCTTTCTTTATACAATTTGCTTTCAAATTCAGTTGATACAAGCTCTATTACTTTTTTTCAAAATCCTCAGAAAAGTTATTTGTATTTTGACAAACAGCATACAATTCATGCACAAGGTCTGGCAATTTAGTAAGTAACTCTTTTGCTTTATGCTTTGTGAATGTTATTTGTTTGCTATTGTCATCAACTAACCCAGACCATCCTATTAACAATGACTCTACCATTACATCCAAATTTATGTTTTTAGTAGCGTTAAATAATTGCTCTTGATTTGCATCATCATCAATAATAGCGGTAACCTGGTGTTTCATTGACGATCTAGCTAAACATAAAACAAATTCTTTATTTGCTCTACCAGCATATTTTAATGTAAAAGTTACCCCATGCACCATGTATTTGAAAGTTTTATCTCCCGAATCTGAGTCCATGTAAAATTTTGATAAGTTTGTTTGCATTAGTAATTTACCTCTTACTGTATTTATATTCCATTAATAAAAGCGGCAGCAGTTGGAATAGAACTGTTTTCGGCGACGTTGTGCCTAGGCACTAATTCTTTAGTAAGTGCTAATCTTACTCCAAGCCAGTGTGTACAATTTCACTGGGTCTTTTAAAGCTTGAAAACCATATGTGGCTGTCACATCTGCATTTACCCCAGAAACCTCTGGTGCACCGCTTGATATTTTAACTCTTGGCATATCAGCAATCATATAGCGCTTACCCAGCACATACCTGACATCTAAATTTGTGTCAACGTTCGAATTCAATAACGACAAAATGCTTGTATCTTGAAAGTAGGTATCGATAGAGCCCGTTACGTCAAATTGCCCAGAGCCTGTTCCGGCAAAAGCCAAACAGCCGATTGCGTTTTGCCCTCTAAGATTATTTTTAATTGACATGTCCACTTTGGTAGCTAGATTGATCCCAGAACTGTCTGCAGAACACGATATGTCCGTACCGTTCAATCTTATAGAGTTTATATTAGTGACAGTATTAAACGGCGTTGTAGAAAAAGCATCCACATCTGTTGCACCCGCTTCTCTTGCAGCGCCCACAGAAGAACTTAGCCCCATAAATGAAAATGAACCAGTCACAACCGCTTGTTTATCATTAGTAAGGTTTGTTTCATCTATTCCCATGCCTCTAAAATACTCGAAATCGACAGGACTATGGTCTAGGTAACTTCTTTCAATTGTAAAACTAAAATCAGACACGCCGTTATTTAAAAACCCATCATAAAATATAGCTATTTTTTTAGACCCGGCGTTTGCATCTGCTGTCCAACCTGTTGGGACAACATTCAGAGTCAGTAAGTTGGTATCTATTGATAATATTCTAATGAAACCGTTATCTGCAGTTGTATCAAAACCATCAGTGGCACCATTTGTCACACTGCCTATTTTTACCCATTGGCCCACATTTAGCCCTAATGTTGTCATATCTGTAGTAGCACTAGCAAGAGTTGTTGGCCCAGCACCAGCAGATAGCACATCTTGGAATTCATAACCACAAGAGTATACTCTTGAAATGCTAGTAGTAGTTAAACTCTCAACGGCTTTACCATTTAATACCGTAAAGTTAACTGCTGGTAACGCTGTGCTTGTAACTTGAACTATAGCCCCACTAAAATCAGCTCCGACACCATCGACAAATAGGATAGTATTATCTAAAAATGGTGCGGCAACAATACTTGCATCTAAATCAATACTACCGGTCGTGCCTGTTATTTTAGTTATGCTTGCAAATAATAAAGTGGTACCTGAATCATTTCGTACAATGTTGCGACTCCAACTATTCGCCATAGTACCTTCTAGCAAATCGTCATATGAGTCTATTGAAAACTCAATATTTGCACCACCTTGAGACTCAGCGCCGGTCAGATATAAATCAGATATTTGGCGATCTGCAATAATTTCTTTTGATGCCTCAGTTTTATACTCAAATTTTAAATCGGTAGAGCCTGTATATCTCATTTTAGCAAAAACAGGACTTGTAGGAGTTGTTCCTTTTGTCACTTCTTTTACAGTAGATAACCTAACCCTGTTCGTATCCGCATTAATTGCCATTGTTACAACTCCTAATTGTTTTATAAAATTATTATATACTATTAACTTCTTATTGTATCATAATAGTAGTTTACACTTATATTCGTTTGGTAATATACACCATTTGTATCTTGAGTTATGCCACTAAAATTTATTTCAGAATCACGCAATACAATATTGTCTGTAACATTGACTTCACTAAGTATCTCATTAACTCTTGTTATGTATAAATCGTTATTAAAAACAGAATTATTAGATATTGAAAATATCTGAACAAATATGACCCCAGTGTTTCGAAAGTTGCAATTTCCGATGCTGTTTACAGTCGCTCTTGTTGGGCGTAATGATATACGTATAAAGTCGTTTGTATAATCTATATCTTCGCCAAGATTGTTCCTGTCTAAATTATCGTAAGTTATAGGCGTTAACGTGTTCCAATTAGTCGTGAAATAAGCAAATATGCTGTCTCTGACCGATGAATCTGTAATACTAAAAGTCGCCATTAGGCACCTACCAGCAATTTATATAACAAATTGTTACCACTTGGAGAAACTTCTTTAATGTCATAAATCTTATTTTTAAGAGATTGTTCGTAATTGGTACCATTTAATATGAAACCCGCAACACTTGCGTTAAATTTATTTGTGTAAGTGGTCTTACCCAGTATAGTAACTGCCCCTGATGTGTTCATTATTATACTATTTGAATCTTTGGAATTTTTGCTTATAAATATTATAGCCTTATCAGCATTATTTTGATCAAGCGTAAGAGTTATATCGCCTGCTGTACTATCAATATTATAGACACCGCTAGTGCTTATTGTCGTATTGGTATTTATATTAGAAGGCGGCAAAGTCACAATAGACTGTAGCACTTGGTCAAATGTAAATATCAAATCATCTGGATTTACTGTCACTAGTTTATCGCCAGCTATTATAAATTCTCTATTTACGTTTTTCATTCTAGCGTCATTTAAATTCAACAAGTTTTCATCTACTGTTTTGCTAACTGTTTTTAAAGTCACACCTGTAAAGTTTTTTATATTTCCTTCCCAGGGTTTTGATGCTGATATTAATGAATTTTCTTGTGATAATATCGCTACGTATTGACCGAATTGGTCTATGAGTGTGTTGGCAGTTTTTAAAATGCTTGTTTCAAAGACTGTTGCCATTAGTAATATCCTTTAAAAGTATTACCACGCAAAAACTCCTTTAACCAAAAATCAGCTTTAGGAAAAGAGAACTTTATAACTTGTCCTCTATCTGTATCGTACTCTAATGATTCTGATAATACATCGGCTTTTCTAGACTCCTTTTTCAATAAAGAAGTTACTGAAGGCACTTGGTTAATAGTAAAGTCAGTCGTCAAAGATATTAACGCGTATTCGGCCTGTGCGTTTTTAATATTCGTTTCTACGTCTGATAGTTCGGTTCCTCTTTGACTATATACCCCTAATCTCGGAAATGTGGTATTTTGTGCGTCAGTTTTTTGGTAACCTTGAAAATTAAATGCAGTATCAATATATTGCCAAGCTTTTATCAGAGCTATTTCTTTGTTTTGGGTGCTCAGAGCTGTCCATGTAGATTCGCCTCTTAATGAAAAATAGTCATCTACAAATGTTGTATCAGCATAGCTATTAGCGTTTGTAATTGTCCCAGCGTTATTCTGTACTATAATAGCCATTACTTACCTCTTATACAGCTGTGGAGGCTGCTGCCAATGATGATCTGGTAATAGAATCTAATTCCACGTCTATGTCACTTCCAGCATCTCCTACCATTGAAGTAGCAACTTGATAACCCTGCCCTGTTCCCA